ATAATTCATAGATGTGGTCAGGTGGACAATTGTCTCTCCAAATATACTCAATCAATCTTTTTTTGATAGTATCTGCTGGAGAACTCCACCAACCATCCCACCAATGATATCCTTTTGTATCAAAAAGGGTTTTGTCGTTTCTAATCTCGTTTAGAAACTCTTTGTCTTTAATAAAATTATCAATAATAATCATAACATCTATCCATCACAACTTAAACAATCCGGGTCGGTAGCTTTCGTAGCAATGTCACCACGAAGAACCGATTCCGTTCTCATATAATAAAGGGTTTTAATACCCGACTTCCAAGCTTCCATATGGACTTGATTAATCCACTTTGGAGTTGCTTGAGATGGAAACGCCAAATTTAGAGAAACCGATTGGTCCACATATTGTTGTCGAATTCCAGCTTGTTTTACCAAATCTAATTGGTTAATTTCTTTGAATGTTTTAAATACATCCTTTACCCAATCAATTTCTTTGTTTTGAAAGTTAGATTCGGTCATATCCGAACGATTGGTTAGTTTACTATTTACATATCCCCAATTGTCCAATTCTTCAATGTCTTGAACCGAACCACCATCTTGTAAGATTTTATCCCAAGTATCTTTATTGTTAATACCAATTTTACGGAGAACCTTTTCTAATTCAGGATTTCTACGAATAAATGTTCCTTTAGCAGTTTGTTCCGTAAATACATTTGCTGCCCAAGGTTCAATTCCAGCAGATACATTACCACTCAATTTTGAGTTTGATACAGTCGGAGCGATAGCCATCAAGTGAGTATTTCTCATACCTGTACCAACACACCATAGTGGTTCACCATATTCTTCAGCCATATCTCTACTTGCTCTTTCAGCTTCAATACGAATGCCAGAAAAAATTCTACGAGTTTCAAACTGACCTTGTAGTCCCTCAAATGGTAAACCTCTTTGTTGTAAGTAAGTATGCCATCCAAGAACTCCAAGTCCTAAAGCACGACCTTTTTCAGCAGAGCGAACTGAATTTTCAAATCCTCTCATATTCTTGGCTCTCTGAATGAATTCTTCTAATACACCATCCAAAAACCAAATTGCGGTGTAAATAAGGTCGGTGTCTTTCCACTCATCATATTTAGCCAAATTGACTGATGACAAACAACATACAAAAGAGTGTGATTCATCCGTGTGAAGTGTAATCTCCGAACAAATATTAGTCATAAAGACTTTTAATCCATTTTGTTTGTATGCTTCCGGATTAGTCTTATTTACATTACCTTTAAACATAATATAAGGTTCGCCAGTAGCTTTTCTTTTCTGAAGAACCTTACCCCATTTGCGTCTTGCTTCAGCGTCACCTTCTTCAAGTTTTCTCATAAACTTATCACCGATGATTACTGCTTGGTGTAGGTTTAGAGATTGTCGGTTTACATCACCCTTTGGTTCACGAATTTCAATCCATTGGTCAAAATCACCGTGTTCAATGTTTAAGTTAATTGAAGCAGCGCCCCTACGAACTGACCCTTGGTTTGTAGCAAGGATTGTTGAGTCATAAATTTTACAAAATGGGACTACACCATCAGATGTGCCATTGCCGGTAATTTTACTGCCGGCTGCTCTAATCTGATTTACACCAATACCAACACCACCCCCGTGTTTAGCAAGTAACATCATTTCAAGGTTTTTTGCACCAATTTCTTGGATTGAGTCGCCAACATCAATACCAAAACAAGATATCGGAAGTCCCCTATCAGTACCCGTGTTTGAAAGAACCGGAGTAGCAAGATTAAGCCATCCACGCCAGATGTAATCAAAAAACTTACTAGCAAGTTGGGGTTTACCCAACCTACGAGCTACTGCGGCTGATACACGCCAGTAAGCATCCTTTGGGGTTTCTCCTACAAGTAGGTATCCCTTTGAGATTGTTTTTACATAAATTTCAGTATTGCCCCAAACCGGGAAATCTATACCAAGTTCCCATCCGAACTCTTCGCCATAATTTTTTGCCATAATTTATCTTTTATTAAAAAATATCTTCCCAATTTTCACCTTCACCCGCTTTGGAATAATCCGTTGGTCGGAGTGCAAAGAAATCGGTGTGAGTCAAACCACCTGTTAGGTGGTAAAACCATTCTAATTCATCAGCAGATTCTTTTTCATAATTAAATTGAGGTTCGTATCCTAACTCTACTAATTTTTCATTAGCACGCTTACGAATAAAGTTTTTCAAATCTTTTGAGTTAAGATTTTCAAGGTCACCCATTTCAAACATTTTATCAATAAAGTTTTCTTCCAACTTTACAATCAATTCAGCAGCTTCAATAACTGAATCTCTAACATCACCTTTTAGACCAGGAAACTCATCACACATATGTCTGAAAAGTTGACATCCCATCTTTGAGTGTAGTGATTCATCACGAACTGACCATTTCATTTGTTGACCAATTCCCTTTAAAAGGTTTCTCATTTGGAATGAGTAAAGAACTGCAAATGAGGAGTAAAGCGATACACCTTCTGCAAATGCGGAAAAGATTGCAAGTGAGCGAGCAACATCTTCTCTTGCTTCTTTGCTCCACTTTAAATCTTCGTGGTTGTATTCTGCTTTAGTTTGAATCAACAAGTCAAACTTTTCAGCAGTAGCGGGCTCGTGTAGGAACGCTTCAAAATCTTCAAGACCAAGGGTTTCGTTCAAATACGAATACGCTGTAGCGTGAATGGTTTCTTGTGAACCAAACATTATAGCCATTTGTTTAATTTCGTGTTTTGGAAACCAATGGGTTACCATTGTAGTCCAATAATCAGAAACAGCACATTCGGTTTGAGCAAATCCTAAAAGGATGTTTCCCACCAAGTTTTTTTCCGAAACTGACAAATTTTCATTCCAGTCCTTTACATCCCCCTGCATTGGAATTTCGGTATGTAGCCAGAATGCTTGAGCTTGTAATAACCAACCATCGGTATAATAAACAGGATACTCAAAGGGTTTGTATGGGATTCGTTCATCAAATAGTGACATGCGATTTCTCCGTTAAATTGTTAGACATATTTTTGTGTGGGTGAATATACATAGTAGTTAAAAATCTATTTCACCCTTCATTTCTTTATATTTTTGAGCAAGTTCTTTTCTTACTAAACTCTCCCCACCTTTCATCTCTTTTTTGGTTTGTTGACCAGAAATGGAATCCTCATTATAGATGGAAATTTCACCGGTAGAGAAGTTAGCTTTTGATGGAAAAGTCATACCATCAGGTCCAAAGCGATTCTTGATAACGTGCCATCTTCCTGTTCCAGCAAGTTTATCTTCAATCTTACGAGAAAGGGATACCACAAAGTCAGCAGTCATCATTTTGGAGAATGAACCTGCGATTTTGGTGCCTGTAATAATGTCATCCTCTGCTCCACTACGATTGATTTGAGAAGCGGTATAAATAGGGACTTCATACTCACCCGCCATACCCCTCAAGTCCTCAAAAATAGTTTCCAACTCTTCATGTCGTTCCTTATTTGACGGTCCACGAAGTAGGTCGGCATAGTCAACAATTACTACATCCGGCTTTTTACCTTGTAAAATCATCTTATCCATATGGGCTTTCAATGAAGTTACGCTGGCGGTTTTGGTTGGGTAATGTTTTACAATCAAGTCTCCCTTTACACTCGTAACTGATTTTTTAACATCTTCCATATTGTATTTCAGATTTGCAACCGCAATCTTACTCAAAACGGCATCGTATCGTTGTCCTACATATCCCTCATTCAATTCAAGGGTATAGTGGGCCACAGTCTTACCTAATTTCATCGCCGCCACGCCGATGTTAACTAAAGACCACGACTTACCGATGCCAGGAGGGGCGGCAAATAAAACTAACTCACCTTTTCCAAAACCACCTTGCGTAATTTCATCAATAACCTGCCATCCTGTTGATACTACATTTCTGATAGAATCTTCGTATCGTTCAGTAATCATGGTTTTGTATTCGTGACCTAAATCGGAATCTTGACCTGCTTTCATAGCATCATCAACCTTCTTTTTAATCACATCATACTTACCTTGTTCTAATAACTCTACGGAATCAAGGATGGCGTTCTTAATACATTGATTTTTACAAAAGTCAAGGGTTTGTTCTTTAACATAGTCCAAGTCATCACTTTCAAGATGATTCCAAGCAAATTTAAGTGTATCTACAACAGTTGTTTTTAGAACATCCCTATCTATGGTGTTGATTCGGACTTTCAACACATCTAACGTTGGTAGTTTTTCGTATTCCTCAACATAAGACATAACCTCACGAACCAACCACTCTGATGCTTCCGAATCAAAGTAGTCTGGCTTTAGGATATCAAATACTTGGCGAGAAAAACTCCTATCACCTAACAGCGCCGATATAATTTTATTTTGGAACGAGGTTCCATATTTACTTCCGAATTTTTCCATAGACACTAATATACGACTTTATTTTGAATTATCCAAATATTAAAGTAAACGAAGCGGTGATTTATACACATAACCCTCTGCGTGTTTTTCAATATGTTTTGGGAATGGATATATCACATTACGTTTATAGATTCCATCAACCAATTGATAATGGCTGAGGTCTTCTATCTCACCATTTCTTACAAAATAGTTTGATAATTCATAGTTTTCGTGTACTTCGTTTAGTTGACCTGTTTTTGAGAATTCATCAATTCTCCATAATTTTTGTTGATATTGTAAATCAACATATAAATGTAAATCAAACGCTATACCAACAATACCTTCAAAACACTTTTTGATTAGCTCTGGTTTGTATTTACCTATTAGGGCAAGGTCTACATCCCAGCTCATCCAATCTTCCAAAATACCACCCATAGTATATAACTCAAAATTATATACTTCAGGTACTTCAGATTTTATCCTTGATATTAGTGTTTTAAATAATGGGTGTTCTATACCACCAACTGAAAACCAATTAGTAGCAGAAAATGGACCATATTGAATTGTCCCATACCAAACTCGTGTATCAAAATCATTTACCATCCAAATGCTTCTTAATGAGGGTATCTAAATTTAGAAAAGAATTTCTTAACCAAGAATCCACATCAGCAAAAGCGGTATACAATTTATCACCCATAAACATTTTCTTAAACTCTATAATATCCAATCGGTGAGTTCCACCATCCATGATATTACGAATATTTGATGTGATGGATGATGAAATTTCTGGATTGCGTAGCTGCATAAGGTCAAAATTCATCCGTATAACATCTACATTAGCCATCAACTTTTTTGATAGCTTTTCATCCACATTAGAGCATTCATTTATAAACTCATCCAATTCCAACTCACCATCATTTAAGAATGACATTTTGGATTCTATGGTTTTATCACCAACACCTTTAACACCTTTGATATTATCAGAAGCGTCTCCGGTTAAAACACGATAAAATACAAGGTTTTGAGGTATTACACCATATTCTTGTCTAACCAATGACTCATCATACATTTTCTTTTTGTTAGAAGACCAAACTTTAATTCGTGGATTTACTAACTGAAGAAAATCTTTGTCTGATGATACAATCACTACTTCTTTTTGAAAATAGTGGTTTGCAAGATATGCAATGATATCATCAGCTTCCACATGGTCAATGTATGTTAGTGATACCGGCAATACTTGTAGGTACTCAATCAGTCTTGAAAACTGATATCGCATTGATTCTTGTTGGTCTTCCAAGTCCTCATAACCAGCCAATCGGTTGATTTTAGTTAGACCTGTACGACCTTCTTTATATCCACTATATTTTGATTTTCTACGTTGGGAACCACCCTTACCATCAAATACAACAACTACACGAGTTGGTTTAAGAGTTCGGATGGATGCTGCGGTGGATAACAAGAAACCTGTTATACCACCACAGTGTTCACCATCGTCATTTAACGCAGGAACTGCCCCAAAGACACGAATGAACTGATTAAGCCCATCTACAATAAGCACTCTATCATTCAGATGTTCATCTTTAACTTCCAAATGTTCTTTCTTAACTTCTTTAAGGAGTTCTGCGTATTTACTAATCATCAAAATCGGTTACTTCAATATTATCAATATTTGATTCAGCACTTGACTCTTTGTAAGACATAATGTATGTATCACAAATTTTCTGATAGATTGACTCTTTCAGCTCCGGTCGCGATTCCATCATTTCTTCAAAGTTCTTGGCTTGGAACTTAATTTCTTCGCCGGTTTCGGTGTCTACATAAGTGTACCAAGCGCCAGTTTGATTTACAAGTTTGTAAGTCTTCATCATTTCCAACCACGAACCATAATTGTCAATACCACTATCAAAGTAGATATCATAATCAATAGAACGGAGCGGTGGACCCATACGATTCTTAATTACTTGAGCACGAGTCTTAATACCCACAACTTGGTCTACTCCACCAACTTTTGCTTTTAACTGACCCATTTGTTTGAGTCGGATACGACATGAAGAGTGGAATGCGATTGCTTTACCACCACTTGTAGTCCAAGGGTCACCAAAAGATACACCCAAGCGAGTACGAAGTTGGTTTGTAAAGATTAGAGAAATTCGTTCACGACCAATCAAATTCGTAACCTTTCTCATCGCTTTAGAGATAATAATAGCTTTTTGAGTTGCGTATCCAGCTTGGTCGTAATCAGCAGAAATCTCAACTTTGGTAGAAGCCCCAGCAACGGAGTCAACTACAATAGTTACCAATTTCTTCTTTTCACCATCAGCAGCACGAACTGATTCAATAATAGAATCAATTGCTTCAAAGATGTCTTCCACAGTTTCCAATGGAACATATAACATCTTTTTGATGTCAACTCCAATCGCCTCAAGAAACTCTTGGTTCAGTGCGTTCTCGGTATCAATATAGACTCCAAGTCCACCCTTCTTTTGAGTATCCGCAATAGCGTGAGCTGCGAGTAGTGATTTACCACTTCCTTCCAAGCCCGTAATCTCGGTAATGCGACCCACCGGCAAACCGCCATGGGGGCGGTTTGCAATGGCGAGGTCTAACATTGGTGAGCCGGTTGAAACCCACTCATCCAAATCGGTGGGGGTTTGTTCCGACCCATCCAAGAAGAAAGCCACCTTGTGGGTGGATTTAAACTTCTTGTTGAGATTAGCAGCTAGAATAGAAGATAGTTCATCACGAGATGATTCTACTTTTTTAGCCATAAATTAGTCGTTGAAAAGGTCATCAAACGCTTCTTTCACATTAGAAGCTTTAGAAGTAGTTTGAGCGGGAGTTGAAGATACTGACACATCAGCAGTTTCAGTTTCATTCTCTTCAACTTTGCCAGTTTCCAACCATTGTTCAAGCATTTTATTCATTTCTTCGTAAGAAACTTTCTTAAACATAGTTGACAAATCAATTTGGTCTTTTGCCAATTCCAAGATGTTTTTATCTTCTGAAATAGGCGTTGTGTTTGGTTTAACACGGATTGAAGTTTCAGGGTAAGACTTACCAACTTCAGCTGCGGTTTTGAAATCCACCGTAACATCACGACCATTCACAGGGTCGGTCAAGTCACCATAGTCGGGGTCAGCAAAGAAACCAAGAAGTTCTTGGTAGACTTGCTTACCAAATCCCCAAAACTTAACACCTTCAGACTCTTCACCACGAACCAATACAGGAACGTAAGTACGCATCTTGGGGGTAAGTTGTTTTGCAAGGTTCCAATCCTCACGATTGCCAGTTGCCTTCAACTTTTCAGCAAACTCTACAATAGGGTCAGCCTCACCAAACGACATTGGGGAGATGACATTCTTACCACCCAAATCAAAGTGGAAGTAAAGTTCAATAAAAGGGTTGTTGGGGTTGTGGATGTACGGAAGGATTCGTACTTGTTGTTTGCCGGGAGTCGGCTTCCAAAGGTTGTCCGTTTTTTGGACTTTTGTCTGAAGAGAATTCAGACGGTTGCGGATTGCGTTTAAATCAATAGCCATAATTGTACCATTTTTTAATTGTTAAACATTAACTTGTCACTAATATACAACATTTGGTTGACAATTCCAAATGTATTCCAATATTTTTTATTTTTTATTTTACATCAACGATGCGAAACAAACTTGTTTTCAAAACCTTGTATGAGTCACCATTGGTGAGTATCACACTGTTTCTATAAATATCCCAATCAACTTGAAAAGACTTATCTACCACACCTTTATTTAGGTCTGAAATGAGTCTATTTAACGCATTGATGGTGTACATTGTATTTGATTCTTTTTTACGATGAACCATAATAGTATTTGGTAAGAATGAGTTTTCGGTTGCTGGGATGATATTATAACTGATTACCAATTCTTTTGATGGTTCTAATTTTAGGATAAAGATTTTTCTGCTGAATAACTCATAGGTTTTCAGAATAGTGTCTACAATATTTTCAAATGATTCTTCGTTTGTGAAGGTACATAACAGTTGGGTTCTCACTCATCTCTCCGTAATTACTTTGTTCTATGTCTAAATAATATTTTAGGCGAACCCTTGTCTTCAGTTTTCATATCTACTTGTAAGAATGAGTCATCTTTACCACCCATATTGATTACAAGTTTAACACCATCAAATTTTACTCCGAATGGTGGAGTTGGATTACAATAGTGGTCAGGTGACTTCATTTGAACATCGCCCGTTTTTTTGTTGATTACTTGTGTGTGAACATTCTGACCACATCCATGGACATCTTTCCACATATCGGTTAATTTTTGTTGACCTTCTCGTGTTTTGGATAATTCTTCCATTTTAGAAGAAAACTCACCAAGATACGCCTGTTTTAAGTTTTTCTTTTGGTCGGCTTTTTCTTGGTCAGACATAGAGTCATTCCAAGCATATTTTTTTCTCAACTCACCAACCTTTGCATCAAGGTCTTTACCAATTTCACCCAAATAAGTAGCACCCGCGTTATTTACACCGGAATTCTTC